CGCTGTAATAACATTCAGATGGCACGTAAGATTCAACTCAACTCTGCTTATGGTGCGATTGGTAACCAATACTTCCGTTATTACAAACTAGCAAACGCTGAAGCAATCACTTTTTCTGGACAAGTTTCTATTCAGTGGATTATGAATAGAATGAACTCTTATCTAAATAAGATTCTTAAAACTGACGGTGAAGATTATGTCATTGCTTCTGATACTGACTCTTTGTATATTAATATGGGTCCTTTGGTTGAAAATGTATTCAAGGGAAGAGAGAAAACTACTCAAAGCATTGTTTCGTTCCTTGATAAGGTCTGTCAGGTGGAATTTGAAAAGTATATTGAAAGTTCTTACCAAGAATTGGCTGACTATGTAAACGCTTACGATCAGAAAATGTTTATGAAGCGTGAGTGTGTTGCTGAGCGTGGTATTTGGACCGCGAAGAAGCGATACATCCTTAGTGTTTGGGACAGTGAAGGTGTTCGATATGAAGAACCCAAACTGAAGATCAAAGGCATTGAGGCAATTAAATCTTCTACTCCAGCACCTTGTCGTAAGATGTTGAAGGATTCTTTCAAGATTCTTATGAATGGATCCGAAAGTGATGTGATAGATTTTATCGGTAAATGTAGAAGTGAGTTTAAAAAACTTCCTCCAGAAGAAGTATCTTTTCCTCGTTCAGCATCAAATATTGATAAATGGAAATCATCTTCCACAATTTACATAAAGGATAGTGGTAAAGGAACACCCATTCACGTTAGGGGGGCATTACTTTTCAATTACTATATTAAAGAGAATAAATTAACTAATCGATATTCACTTATACAAAACGGAGAAAAGATTAAATTTTGTTATCTTAAAAAACCAAATCCAATTCACGAAAATGTAATTTCTTTCATTCAGGATTTCCCTAAAGAGTTAAATCTAACACAATATGTAGATTATGATACTCAGTTTGAGAAAGGATTTCTTGAGCCTTTGAAAATTATTTTGAATGCTATTGGGTGGGATTATGAAAGAAAAACAACTCTTGATTCTTTCTTCTCCTGATGTTATACTGATTAAACTTGGAGGATATTATGGACTTTTTAAAAGATATTGTAAAAGAAATTGGTGGTGAGTATACGCAACTCGCTTCAGATATTGATGAGACTGAAAGGTATGTTGATACAGGTTCGTACATTTTTAATGCACTGGTTTCAGGTAGCATATTTGGTGGTGTATCTGGGAACAAGATTACTGCTATTGCTGGAGAGTCTTCTACTGGAAAAACTTTCTTCAGCCTCGCCGTTGTTAAGAATTTTCTTGATACCAATCCCGATGGGTATTGTCTCTATTTTGATACTGAAGCTGCTATTACCAAATCACTTGTAGAGTCTCGTGGAATTGATACTTCTCGTCTTGTTGTTGTTAATGTTGTTACAATTGAGGAGTTTCGTAGTAAAGCACTTAAAGCGGTAGATATTTACCTTAAGAAACCCGTAGAAGACCGCAAACCTTGTATGTTTGTGCTAGACTCTCTTGGTATGCTTTCTACTGAGAAAGAGATTACTGATGCACTGAACGACAAGCAAGTTCGTGATATGACCAAATCGCAACTTGTCAAGGGAGCATTCCGTATGCTTACTCTTAAACTTGGTCAAGCAAACATTCCAATGATAGTAACCAACCACACATATGACGTTATCGGAGCTTACGTACCAACTAAAGAAATGGGTGGCGGCAGTGGACTCAAGTATGCAGCCTCTACGATCATCTATCTCAGCAAAAAGAAAGAAAAGGATGGAACAGAAGTGGTCGGCAATATTATCAAAGCTAAGACTGCTAAGTCGCGTTTGAGTAAGGAGAACAAAGATGTTGAAGTCCGTCTTTATTATGATGAGCGCGGTCTTGATCGTTACTACGGTCTTCTGGAACTTGGTGAGGTTGGTGGACTCTGGAAGAATGTAGCAGGACGCTACGAAATGGATGGTAAGAAAATCTATGCCAAACAAATCCTTGCAAACCCAGAAGAATATTTCACGGAAGAAGTGATGCAGAAACTGGATGAGATTGCAAGAGAAGAGTTTAGTTATGGCTGTTGAGTTAAATGATTTAATTCACGTTCACGAAAACGTTTTAGAACCTCACATTTGTCAAACTTTAATAGATTTGTTTGAGAACAATTCAGACAAACAAGAGAGAGTTGATAATCAAAGAAAACCTAACTTCACTCAGTTTAATCTCACAGAAAACTGTAAGATGACTGATGAAGTGAACAATCTTCATAATTATTTGATTAAAGTAACTCTTGAGCATAAGAAAAAATACTATGAGTTTATAGATTCTCGTTGTTTTCCCGAACAAAACAACTTTGAACAATTTCGTATTAAGAGGTATAATACTGATGGCAATGATGCCTTTGATACGCACGTAGATGTTCAAGATTATTCAAGTGCTCGTAGATTTCTTTCTTTTCTCTGGTATTTGAATGATGTAAATGAAGGAGGTGAAACTATCTTTGATGATTTGACTATTAAACCTAAAACTGGAACGATGATTGTGTTTCCTCCTATGTGGATGTATCCTCATAAAGGAGTAGCTCCAGTAAGCAATACTAAGTACATAATGAGCACCTATCTTCACTATAAGTAATGGAAAAAATTGAGTTTTTAATTCTGCGAAATTTTATTTACAATGAAGAGTACTTAAGAAAAGTTTTACCCTTTATTAAGGATGAATATTTTGAGGATGAACAACAAAAAGTTGTATTCCAAGAAATATCTAAATTTGTTTTGGAATACAATGAAGTTCCATCAAAAGAAATTCTTTGTATTGAAATTGAAAAAAGGAATGATATTAATCAAGAACAGTTTCAAAAACTTGTTCATCTGATCAATCATTTTGAAGACGTACCTGTTGAGTTCAATTGGTTGGTTAACACTACTGAAAAGTGGTGTAGAGACCGTGCAATTTATCTTGCACTTATGGAATCAATTCAACTTGCTGATGGTAAGGGAGATAAATCTCCAGATGCAATTCCCTCTATTCTTCAAGATGCTCTTGCAGTAAGTTTTGACAATCACGTAGGACACGATTATCTTCAGGACTATGAAGAACGATACAATTCATATCACAGAACGGAGGAAAAAATTGAATTTGATCTCGAATACTTTAACCGCATTACCAAAGGTGGTTTACCTAGCAAGACTCTCAACATCGCACTTGCTGGTACGGGCGTCGGCAAGTCTTTATTCATGTGCCACTTCGCTAGCTCCGTGTTGCTCCAAGGACGGAATGTATTGTACATTACGCTTGAAATGGCAGAAGAGAAGATTGCTGAACGAATTGACGCAAATCTTCTCAACGTAAACATCAAAGATATTGCAGAACTTCCTAAGTCAGTTTTTGAGACTAAAGTAAATAATCTTGCAAAGAAAACTCAAGGAACTCTAATCATTAAAGAGTATCCAACTGCTTCAGCTCATTCTGGTCACTTTAAGTCACTTTTAAATGAACTTGCTTTGAAGAAAGCATTTAAACCAGACATTATCTTTATCGACTATTTGAATATTTGTGCGTCTTCACGTTACAAAGGAAACAGCAATATTAACTCTTATACCTTTGTAAAAGCAATTGCAGAAGAACTTCGTGGTCTTGCTGTGGAATTTAATGTTCCTATTGTGAGTGCTACACAAACTACTCGTTCTGGTTATGGTTCTTCTGATGTGGAACTGACCGATACTTCTGAGTCTTTTGGTCTTCCCGCAACTGCTGACTTAATGTTCGCTCTGATTTCTACTGAGGAACTTGAAGAACTTGGTCAGATTCTTGTGAAGCAACTTAAGAACAGATACAATGATCCAACCATTCATAAGCGTTTTGTGATTGGTATTGATCGTGCCAAGATGCGATTGTATGATGTAGAGCAATCTGCACAAAAGGAAATACTTGACTCTTCTAAAGAAGACGAGTATGATTATGAAGAAAGAAAACCTAAAAAATCATTCGAAGGATTTAAATTCTGATATGACTATTGATCTTAATAAGTATGTTGAGTTTGTTAATACAACAACATCAAACCCCAGTAAGGAACATACTCCATTCATTGATCGTCTAATGGAACTTCGTCAAGAGGAGTTTCCTACCGAACGAATGCTTACTGCTGCTGTAGGAATGTCTGCTGAAGCAGGTGAGTTTACTGAGATTGTAAAGAAGATTGTTTTCCAAGGTAAACCAGTCAATCAAGAAAATCTGTTTCACCTGAAGCGTGAACTTGGAGACATTATGTGGTATGTTTCTCAAGCTTGTCTTGGACTTGATATTTCACTTGAAGAAGTAATCCAAATGAACTTTGAGAAACTGAGTGCTCGCTATCCTGAAGGTTCTTTTAGTATTGATCGTTCGGAAAATCGTAAGGAGGGAGATCTGTGACTAAAGAAAAGCAAGTAACAATCAAAATGGATGCTCGTGCAGCAGCAGCAATTCGTCAAGTTCTGTTTGATGCTCAAAAAGGATACACTTATGATGAAGTGAGTGTTCCTCCTCGTGTATCTGATATTCGTGGAGTAATTCAACAACTTGATGATAATATCGGTGCTGTTCTTGGTGCTTGACCCGTAAGGGTTTTTTTTTTATAAATATCCTTAGAAGAATATTACGATTTTCTAATGGATAGCAAAGAATTTAGAAATTTGGTGGAAGCATATTCCGAAGTTTATGCTCCTCAAGAAGTTGATGAAGCAACCGCAATGGCAAAGCGTGGTTATGACGAGGCTCCTATTCGTCAAAAGATTGCTAAGTCAACTGGTGGCGGTGAAGCGGCGGATAGAGCATCAGCATTAGAAAAGAAATCAACTTTTGGTGATGCTAAGAAAGCAAAGCAAAGACAAGATCTTGCTAGAAAGCAGAGAGGTGATTTCCGTAAGACCACTTCATCCTCCCCTGGTCTTCACGTTGGTCAACATAAGTCTGATGATCCTAAGGTAAAGGAAAAGCAAGCAGCAAGAGGAGCACAAAGAGGTGCTCTAACTCCTGCCGAGAAAAAGCAATTCAATAGAGAAGAGTTTGAGAACTGGGTAAACGCTTTAGTAGAGGAAGGATACAATCTCTCTAACTACACCTGGGATGATATGTATGAGTTTTACCTTGATGAAGCAATCTATAGTGAAAAGGGTAAAGCAAAAGCAGCAGAAATGATTGCCAAGCGTTCTACGCCTTCAGGTAGAGCAAAGTCAGGTAAAGGTGCTAATGTTGCTCAAATCAGACAAATTCGTGGTTCTGGTAGAGGACGCTTTGATAGAGAAGGTCTGGGTGGAACTCCAATGACTCCAACCATGGCTAAAAATCCAATTAAGAAACATAACTATGATGGAACTGGAAACAAAGCAGCAAGAAGAGCAGCAGCACTAAAAAATGAAGAACTTGATATCTTTGATGCAATCCTTGAGTTCCTTTGTGTAGAAGGGTATGCAGAAACTCTGGAAGAAGCAGAGTGGATTATGGCAAATGAATTGGACGCTGCGGATATTGATGCAATCCTAGAAGGTTCTTATGAAGATAGAATTGCTGCTAACAATAAAAAATATGATGCAAATCGTAAGAGAGCAGCACAAAGAGCAGCAGCAAGAAACGCTGCTAGAGACTCAGGTAAAACTGGTGCAGTTCCTGGAGTTGGTTATGTAACTCCTAGACGTGAAAGAGAAACTTACACTGATTCTTCCGGTAAAACAAGACACGCAAAGGGTC